TTTGCGCTGACCGATGGCGAGCACTCCGAGGTGACGGAGGGCGGAATGCAATTGTCCAAAAGCGACAAAGGCGATCTTAGCGAAATGCTTTTTGAAATTGAGGCAATGACGCGCGGCTGGCTGGTTGCATCAGCGCGCGGAAAGGGCAGAGACTTTGATGTTATTCTGAAAAAGCCACAAGGCCGTCCGGTTGTTGTGCAAGTCAAGAGGTCTGGCCGCCCAAACAAATCCGGTGGCTCTACTTACTATATAAACTGTGGCCGCAAGGACTACTCGCAAGGATTTATACCGTACCACAAGTTTGCGTTTGATGTCCTCGCGGTGCATTTGGCGGACACGCGGCAATTTGTTTTTTTTAGCAGGCAAGAAATGGGTGACAGAATCCGCGCGACCTTTACCCCGCCCAACGAGCGAAAGGCCGCTCCGCAAGGCCGAGCTTTAGAGTCAAGGCAGCCAGACAACTGGGAACTCCTCGACCAAGTCGCAGCTATGTATTCCCAAGAATCCAAAGGGGTATCCCAACAAATGTCCCACCCCATCCTTAATACTCCGTAGATATTTATGAAAACCGCCAAAGGCACCAAAAAGAAGGCGAGCGCGAAAGCGCCGAAAACCGACCTCCAAGTCAACATTGAGTATGTCGAGCAGATCGCCGACGAGTCGATAGCCACCATCATGGCTCTCCGCGCCCTCGTCCGCCAGCTTGCCATCGAACTTGAGGAGGCCCGCAAATGAAGTTCAAAAACGGATGCGTCACCGAGGTCGAGCGCGGCGTCCCCGGGCTGCCGCGCATTGGCCACATCGCCGTGCAAAAAGCCTGCGACCGCTTCCTCGCCAAGCGCGGACTCATCACCGCGCCGTCCTTCCGCCGCTCGGAATGGCTCTTCGGCCGCATGGCCATCGGCCAACAACGGAGGGCCGCAGCGTGAGCACGATGATGTGCCCCGACCTGGTTGTTGGCGAAGTCGGCTTCGGCAACGACTTTGGCTCCTCTGCGGAGCTGGAGTTTTACCGCAACGAAGACCGCCGGCACACCTCCGAGATCGCCGACCTTCAGCGCGAAAACCGTGAGCTGATTCGCCGCGTCAATCGCCTCAAGCGCGCCCTTGAGCGCTGCGCCGCGCTCTCCGAGGACGTGGCCAACGACAAGCATGAGGCGCTGCTTGAGGTTGCCCAGCCGCTATGAGCACGCCCGTCGAACAAGCCCGCGCCATCGCGAGCGCCCGCCGGTTCCTGCTTGATCTGTGCATCCCTGGCAAGATCAAGCGGGTGCCGCGGGCCGTCCGCCTCGAGGCCCGCGCCCGGGTCAAGCACCTGCCGATGAGCTGGGACTTGGACCGCATCGTGCGGGACGACGCCGCCATGCAAGCCATGCAGGACACCGAGGAGTATTACCGCAAGGAGTTTTGGGAGGAGTGCGGCCTCGACGGGAGGGAACGCTAATGGCCGGCAAAGGTGACGCCCCGCGTGCGGTCAACGGCCCCAAATACCGCGCCAATTTCGACCGCATTTTTTCGCCGAAAAACCCCAAAAAAACATTGCCCCTCATGCCAACATCTGCCAACATATGCCAACAGACCACGCCACGACAGAAAGCCGTCCCACGTCATGGCAACTGAACCGCCACCACCCGAACACCACATCACGCCATGGCTATTGGAATCTTTTCGTCTCGTCGATGCAGCCTGCGACCGCTGGCTCGCACGACGCGCAGCGCTTCGCCGGAGGGCCAAAGAAAATGAGCAGCGTCTTTGTCATAGCGACCCAAATGATGCTCGTCGCCTTCATGCTAGTCCTGCTGATCTTCATCAGTAACGACGACAACGATGGAGGCCACGCCTAATATGATCACACCACACGACCCCAAGACCGAAGCCTACGTCCTCGGCGCCTTGATGAACCATGGCGATCTCCTCGGCGAGATTCCCGAGCTGACCGACGAATACTTTTTCCGCCCCGACCACAAGACTGTCTTCAGCGCCATCAGCGAGATTGTCGTCGATGGCGGCACACCGGACCTCATCCAAGTCACCCGTCTACTCGAAGCGCGCAAGGAGCTGGTCAAAGTCGGCGGTCCCGGTGCCGTCACCGAGATGATCGGCCAAGCTCTCACCCGCAACATCGACTACCAGCTTGGCATCCTGCGCGACTACGCGGCCCGCCGGAAGATCATTACCGCGGCCGACCGGATGAAGGCCGCCGCCATGGACACGACCCAGGATGCGGACGAGGCGCTCGCCACCGCCGGAACTGCGGTTCTCGACATTGATCTTGCCGGCAAGTCCGACACCATCCAGCCGGCCAGCGCCATGATGCACGGCGCCCTCGCCGAGTTGCACCGCAGCGTGGCTGAGCGCGGCAAGCCCCGCGGCGTTGTCACCGGCTACAAGACCTTCGACCTCTGGACCGGCGGACTGCGCGAAGGCCAATTCGTTTTGGTCGCCGCGCGTCCCGCCATGGGTAAGAGCGCCCTGCTCGTCAACATCGCCGACCGCCTTGTTGCCCGCGGCATTCCGGTGCTGCTGTTCTCCCTTGAAATGCTGAAGCTGGAGCTGATCCAGCGCATCATCTGCGCCCGTGCATCCTTTGACAGCACCCGCTTGAAGCTCGGCGACATCGAGCACGACGAGATGCGCCGCCTTGAGCATGAGCACATGCGACTCGCGGGCCAGCCGCTCTTCATCGATGACCAGGGCGGTCTTTCCATCATGGATGTCCGCGCGCGTGCGCGCCGCGCCGTCAAGAAGCACGGCGTGAAAGTCGTCCTCGTTGACTACCTGCAGCTCCTCTCCGCAAAGAACGCGCAAAGCCGCGAGAATGAGGTCGGCTTCGTCTCCCGCGGCCTCAAGAGCATGGCCATGGAGCTGAAGGTGCCGGTGCTCGCCGCCGCGCAGTTGAACCGCAAAGCCGAAGAGCGCGGTGACAACCGCCCCAAGATGGCCGACCTCCGCGACTCTGGGCAGATCGAGGCGGACGCCGACATCGTCACGCTGCTTTACCGCAAGAGCTACTACGAGACGGAAAGCAACCCGCAGGACAGCCACGAAGCCGAGTGGACCGTAGCCAAGCACCGCGCCGGCCGCACCGGAGTCATCCCGCTCATGTGGCATCCGCCGTATACCCGATTCGATAGCGTCAGCGACCGCTTCACAGACGAGCCGGACGTGCCGTGGGGCGAAGAGAAGGCGGCCGATCTGTTTCCGGTGCCGCACAAACTGATGGAGGTCATCAACGAATGATCAACTCGCGGCAGAAAGGCGCCAGCTTTGAGCGCGAAGTTGCCAAGGCGTTGACCGCCGAAGGTTTTCCGGCCAAGCGTGGCGCGCAGGTCAGCCAGGGACGATGGGGAGTTTCTGCGCCTGACGTAATCGTGCCCTGCTTGCCGGATTGGCACTTTGAGTGCAAGCGCCACGGCCGCGCACGCTTCGATCTGGACGCTGCCATCGCACAAGCCTACCGCGACTGTGGCCGCAAAAACTGCGCCGTCATTCACCGCAAAGACCACTGCCGCATGCTGGTCACGCTGACCATGGAGGACTTCTGCGAGCTTCTGCGTCACTCCGACTTTCCTATCCAACCAAAAACACAACCAACCACATAACCATGCCAAATAAAACCCTAACCACACCCGTGGGCATCGCCCGCTACCCTCACCTCAACCGTCCCGACACCAAGTTCGACGACGTGGGAGTGTTCAAAGTAAACCTTGAGCTAACCGCCGAGGAAGCCGAACCGTTCATCAAACAAGCCGAGGAGCTTTTCTCCGCGTTCGTCGCCGAGAAAAAGGCCGAGCTGAAGAAGGACAAGATCAAGCTCCACGCCGCGCCGTGGGAGGACAACGACGGTCTCGTCCAGTTGAAGCTCAAGGTCAAAGCTGTCGGCAAAGACAAAGCCGGCGAGACCTACAGCCGCGCGCCGAAGCTCTTCAACGCATCCGGCGACATCATCACCGACAACATCGGCGGCGGCAGCAAGATCCAAGTCGCGGTCGTGCCCTACTGCTGGTACACGGGCACGCTCGGCGCCGGCATCACGCTGCAGCCCAAGGCTGTCATGGTGCATGACCTTGTCACCTGGGGCGACGGCGGCAGCGCCGTGGCCTACGGCTTCGATGTGAGCGAAGCCAAGCCCGCCGTACGCAAGACCGGCACCGACGACGAAGAGATCACCTGGTAACCCTCATGCCAGCCAAAAACACCACAGTCAAAAGGGGGGCGGCAAAACGCCGCTCCCCCTCTAAAGCCGCCAAGCCCGTGGAGCCAGATCGCTTCACCGAGGACGGACGCAAAATCGTACGCCTTGAAAAGACCCGCGCACACCAGAAGTATCCGCTGAAAGACGGCACCGACGTTCCCGGCGCCAGCACCATCGCCAAGATCGGCGAGGACAGCAGCGGCCTTATCCACTGGGCATGGAAATTGGGCATGGAAGGACAAGACTACCGCAAGGTGCGGGACAAGGCCGCCGACATCGGCACCATCGCGCACTTCCTCATTGAGTGCTTCCTGCACGGTCACGTTGCCGACCTCTCCGAGTTCAGCCCCGCGGATGTCGAGAAAGCGACCATCGCGTTCAACAACTTCAAGCGCTGGTGGGACAGCGAAGGCTTCACCGTCATCGAACCCGAAGTGCAGCTCGTCTCCGAGGAGTTCCTCTTCGGCGGCACCATCGATGCACCCAGCCGCGACCGTGACGGCAAGATCGTCCTCCTCGACTGGAAGACCAGCAAAGCCATTGTCGGCGCGCACAAGATCCAGTTGGCCGGCTACGAGCAACTCTGGAACGAGAACCGCCCTGACATGAAAGTCCAGCGCCGCGGCATCGTGCGCATCGGCAAAGAGTCGCCGGATGACTTTGAGGTGTCCTGGATCTTCTCCGCGGAACCCCTGTGGGAAAACTTCAAGGCCCGCCTTGCGCTCCACTACGCCAACCTGCGCCTCAAGAAAGCCGCTTAAATATGAAAACCAAAACAGACCAATACATTGAAGAAAAAACGCAGCACGGTAACCCGTTTTATACCGTAACCAAAGATCAATGGGAGGCGGGCCAAGTGGCGCAAATTCGCAATATATGCTGCGCCAACCAAGCCCCGATTGACTGGGCCGTATTAAATGTCCAGATGCCAGATGGCGCTCGCGTTAAAGCCGTGATGCGCATGGACGACCTCCTTGCAAAGGTTGGGAGCATATGCGCATCCATTGAAACGCTGGGCCACAAAGACCGAATCAGTCGCCGGCTTCGTTTTGCGCTGCACGGCAACACCATCGCTTCGCTAGAGCCGAGCGACTTCCCGCCGCCGCCAGCGCCAGACCCCAACGGAACGTCTGTTCCTTATTTAGACGGTCAAGAGCTGGATCAACGCAAATCGTATGAAGCGTGGTCGGCCGCAAAAACGGAGGCGGCATAACAGCAGAAACAATGAAACGCACCCGCCGGTTCGTCGTCCGAGAGCAGACCTTTGGTCTGGTTGTGGAGTTCTATTGCGGAACCCCGCAGTCATCGGCGATCCGGCGGTGTGCGAACATTCTCCAGCTCGACCCCAAAGACCCCGACAACCAGCCCGACGACTCAGACGCCGCCTGGGCGATGTGCTTGGGCAGCCAAGCGGTCGTCTGGATCGAAGACGCCAGCGACACCGGCTCGCTCGTCCATGAGCTGTATCACGTTGTCGCCGACTTCCTCAAACACATCACCAGCAGCGACGAGGAGACCGGCGCTTACTTGATCCAATACCTTTTCCGAGAAGCCATCAAAAAGAACAAACCATGAAAAAACCCGCAGGACTCTACGCAAACATCCACGCTAAAAAAGCCCGCATCGCCGCCGGAAGCGGCGAGAAGATGCGCAAGCCCGGTTCCGCCGGCGCGCCCACCGCCAAAGCCTTCCGCGCATCCGCCAAGACCGCCAAAGCGCGCCGATGACCTCCGGCGCCCTCATCGCCTTGGTCGGCTTCATCTACTTCGCCGTCGCCATCGACCTCGGCCTCTTCCAGCACCGCTACTGGCATAGTCTGATTTGGTTGGGCTATGCGGTGGCTCAAATCGGGCTGTGGAG